TGTGGTTAATGGTATTAACGAAAGAATGTATGACATCAAAGCATACTCTCAAGACCCAGCATCATTGCAAGAAAGAACGCAATATGTAGAGTCAGTTGTAAGAGATATGCAAAATAAAGGGTTGCTAGAATCAATGCAGCAAAACTTTGGATTGAATATGTTTAATACTAATCCAGAAACATTGCCGCAAAGTAATGAAGAATTGCAATTACACATGCAGCTTGATTACAAGCAATCAATTGAAATTGCTGAAGAAGAGGCTATTAATAATGTATTAGATTATAACAAATACCATTTACTGAAAAAACGTCTTGATTATGATTTGACGGTTATTGGTATGGCTTGTAATAAAACTACATTTAATACTTCAGAAGGAATTAAAATTGAATATGTAGACCCGGCTGATATTGTTTACTCATATACAGAATCACCATACTTTGATGATTTATATTATGTAGGAGAAGTACGTAGGGTAAGTATTCCTGAGCTTAAAAAGCAATTCCCTTATTTAACTGAAGAAGATATTAAGGAAATTGAAGGTACTGGAAGTAATGCGTTATTATATAACAAAGGTTATGGTTCTGCAGACGCGCAGGATACAAACCATGTATATGTAATGTATTTTGAATACAAAACATTCCAGAACCAAGTATATAAAATAAAACAAACAGCTACAGGTGCTGATAAAGCAATTGAAAAAACTGATCAGTTTAATCCTCCAAAAGATGAGCGTTCAAGATTTGAAAAAGTAAACAGATCTATTGAAGTGCTTTATGAAGGAGCAAAAGTAATTGGTCATAACAAATTGCTTAAATGGCAAATTGCCGAAAACATGACAAGACCTAAATCGGATACGACTAAGGTTAACATGTCATACAACATTGTAGCGCCTAGAATATATAAAGGAAGAATTGAATCTTTAGTTAGCAGAATGACAAGTTTTGCTGATATGATTCAATTAACACATTTAAAGCTACAGCAGGTAATGTCAAGAATGGTACCAGATGGTGTTTATCTTGACGCTGATGGTATTGCTGAAATTGATTTGGGTAATGGAACAAACTATAACCCGCAAGAAGCTTTAAATATGTATTTCCAAACAGGTTCTGTTATTGGTCGATCAATGACACAAGACGGTGAATTTAATCACGGTAAAATGCCTGTTCAAGAATTACAGTCAAGTTCTGGTAATTCAAAAATCAATAGCCTTATTGCATCATATAATTACTATTTGAATATGATGCGAGATGTTACAGGTCTTAATGAAGCAAGAGACGGTAGCATGCCTGATAAGAATGCGCTAGTAGGTTTACAAAAACTTGCTGCTGCAAATTCGAATACTGCAACAAGACACGTATTACAAGCAGGCTTATACATTACGCTTAGAACAGCAGAAGCTATTTGTCTTAGAATATCAGATGTATTAGAATTTGGAAATACAACACAAGCATTTATTCAAGGCATTGGTAGATTCAATGTTGGTATACTGGAAGAAATACAAAACTTGCATTTACACGACTTTGGTATTTTCCTTGACTTAGCGCCTGATGAAGAAGAAAAGCAATTGCTTGAAAATAATATACAAATGGCGTTACAAAAAGATCAAATATTTTTGGAAGACGCTATTGATATTAGAGAAATAAAGAATATTAAGTTAGCTAATCAGCTGCTCAAACTAAGAAGACGCAAGAAATTTGAACAAGACAGACAGGTTCAAATGCAGAATATCCAAGCGCAAACTGAATCAAACACTCAGGCTGCTCAGGCTGCAGCGCAAGCGGATATGCAAAAAGAGCAGTCTATTGCTGCTTCTAAAGTTCAAATCAATAAAGCACAACTTGAATTTGATATTGCTAAGCTTGAAAGAGAAGCGCAAATTAAGAAAGAGCTTATGGAAAAAGAGTTTGAGCTCAATATGAGACTTAAAGAAGCTGATTTAAACGTAATTAATAGTAAAGAGAAGTACAAAGAAGATCGTAAAGATAAACGTACTAAAATACAAGCTACTCAACAATCTGAATTAATTGAGCAGCGAAAAGGGATGACAGGTCCTAAAAACTTTGAATCATCAGGTAATGACGTACTTGGTGGATTTGGCTTAGAATCATTTGAGCCTAAATAATAGTTATTAATTTTTATAATATTTTATCATGTCAGAAAACACGAATGAACCAATCGTAGACGAAACGCCAACTGCAGCTGAGCGCGAAGAACAAGTGCTTGAAGATGCGGGCATTAAGACTACGTTAGAAGACGGTGTTTACAAAGTAAATTTAAACGCTAACGAAACACAAGAACAAGATGCCGTTCAAGAACAAGAAACAGAGAGCAGCGTGTTGGAGCCAGTACAACAAAATGAAGAAAGCGGGCAAGAAACCAACATGGAACTGCAAGAAGTGGGAGAAGAAAACGCGGTTGTTGAAGAAGTAACCGACGTTGAAGAGCCTGCGGCTGAACCAGAAGTAACAAAACAAGATGTTATTGATGAAGCTGCTGAAAACCCGCAAATCGAACTACCTGAAAATATTCAGAAGGTTGTAGACTTTATGAATGAAACAGGAGGTACTCTTGAAGATTATGTTAGATTAAATACAGATTATAGTAATATTGATGACAATGCGTTGTTACGAGAGTACTATAAGCAAAAGAAACCTCATCTAAGTCAAGATGAAATTGACTTTTTAATTGAAGACAATTTTTCTTATGACGAAGAATTAGATGAAGAAAGAGATGTGAGACGTAAAAAACTTGCATTTAAAGAAGAGATAGCAGAAGCTAAAAACTTCTTGAACTCGCTTAAGGATAAATATTACGACGAAGTCAAGTTGGGTTCTCGTTTAACTCCTGAGCAACAAGAAGCGATTAACTTCTTCAATCGATATAAAGAAGAACAATCTGACCTGCAGCAAACGCAAGAACGTAGTCTTAAGAATTTTACAGAAAAAACTAATCAAGTATTCAGCGAAGATTTTAAAGGTTTTGATTTCAAAGTTGGAGACAAAAAATTTAGATTTAATGTAAAAGATGTTAATGCTACTAAGGAAGCACAGAGCGACATTTTAAATGCGTTCTCAAACTTTTTAGATGAGAATAATACTTTAAAAGACGGCGCTGGCTACCATAAAGCATTGTTTGCAGCACGTAATGCAGATTCTATTGCTAATCATTTTTATGAACAAGGTAAAGCTGATGCAATACGACAACTAAATGCACAATCCAAAAATATTAATATGGATGCACGTAAAAGCGCGGGTAGCGTTATTGAAGCGGGTGGCATGAAAGTTAGAGCAATAAGTGGTGATGATAGTTCGAAATTAAAAGTAAAACTAAAACAATAATTAAAAAAAACTAAAAAATGGCTGCAATTGCTAATTTAGGTACCCCTGCGGAATTTACTCCGTATGTACAAAAAGTTGCGCTTTCAAGCAACTACTTAAACTTCCACGGGGCTGGTGGAGCTAACTGGTCTCAACAATACCTTCCAGATCTATATGAAGCTGAGGTAGAGCGTTACGGTAACCGTTCAATCTCTTCTTTCCTTCGTATGGTTGGAGCTGAAATGCCTATGTCTTCTGATCAAGTTATTTGGTCTGAGCAAGGTCGTCTTCACATTTTCTATTCAGGAACTGTGACTACTGCTGCTTCAGGTACTGTTAACATCGGTGAAGGACACGTTGTACGCGTTGGACAAACTGTTGTTATCGAGGATGCTAACGGAAACGTTGTTAAAGGTTATGTATCTGCAACTTCTGATGCTGACTCTGATGGTGATCTTGATACTATCACTGTACTTCCTTACTCTGCTGCTACACTAGCTGCTGCTGGTTTTGCTGATGGTGAGGCTGTAAAACTTTTCGTATTTGGTTCTGAATTCAAAAAAGGTACTGCTGGAATGAGCGGTTCTGTAGAGCCTAAATTCGAATCTTTCACTAACACTCCAATCATTATTAAAGACAAATTTGAGGTTTCAGGATCTGACGCTTCTCAAATTGGTTGGGTTGAAGTAACTGGTGAAGACGGACAAACAGGATACTTATGGTATCTAAAAGCTCTTGGTGACACTCGTACTCGTTACGAAGATTACCTAGAAATGACTATGGTAGAAGCTGAAAAAGCTGCTACTGGTTCTGCTGCTTTAGGTGCTGGTCTTAAAGGTACTGATGGTTTCTTCAAGCAAATTGAAGACAGAGGTATCACTGCTGACAACGTATTTGATGTTGCAACTGACCTTATCGCTGACTTTGATACTTTATTAGCTGAGCTTGATAAGCAAGGTGCTATTGAAGAAAACATGCTTTTCTTAAATCGTGCTTCTAATCTTATCTTTGATGATGCTTTAGCTAACATTTCTGCTGGTTCTGCTGGTGGTACTGCTTACGGTGTATTCTCTAACTCTGAGGATATGGCACTTAACCTAGGATTTAGAGGTTTCCGTCGTGGATCTTACGATTTCTACAAAACGGACTGGAAATATCTAAACGACCACGCAACTCGTGGACAAATCTCTGGTGTTAAAGGAGTATTAGTACCTGCTGGAACTTCATCAGTATACGATCAAATCCTTGGTAAAAAC